ATTACTGGTGTTTGCGTTGGACAACCGTTTGGACAACCGTTGGACAATTTTTTGCCTGAAAATCGTCATATTTAACGATTGTAAACAGGCTAAATTTCTTCCCCATCGAGCAAATATTAAGCATACCTTTCGACTCAAAAGTCCGTAATAAGCTCCGAACTTTGTTGTCGGGGATGAATGTTTCTCTGACCAGCGACGGGCGTCCAGTTATCATCTGACCGCGATCAACAGTTATCGGCCCGATATCCGTATTGACGACAGTAGATTCGTGATTAGCCTTGAGGATTAAGTGAAGCCAAAGATGTACTGCCTGAGAGTCCTTATAGAGCCTGCTGTCCATAAACTGGCGGTGTATAGAGACATACCCCATACTGGATGCCTCCTGATGTTGTACAGGGTTATGCCTGTAATCAGCTAACTTAACGACGCCCATGCTTCACTCCTGCTTTGGCTAGTCTGTAAACACCAACAAGGCGCTCTGCGAACGCCTGTTATTTGCTGCGGCTACCACTAATCCCTCAGGTGAATCAGGGTGTCGAATCTCTTCTTTTTCCTGGTATTTCTTACGACGTTTTGTCATAATTACTCCTGTGGATTGATCCAGTCTTTCTACATCAGGCCTCGAAGAATTCGCCGTTCTTCGGGGCTTTTTCTTTTGTCAGCAGATGCGCAACTTTCTTTGCCAGTTCTGCCAACTCCTCATCCTCGACACCCCACTCCAGAACCGCCAATAACATCCCCATCTTTGGAATGAAATCGCCTTTCCATCGTGAAATTTGAGATTCGTTAATGCCTAACGCATCAGCGACTTTCCGCTGACCACGAATAGCTATCCGGTTAAGGATGCTGCTGGTAATTGCGTTGGCTTTCTTGCGAGTGCTTGTGAGTTCCATATGTGAACATTCCTGTAGTTAATAGTTAGTTGTGCGCATTCGTTGATGCGCCTTGAAATAGATTTACCGCGTTGTCGGCGGTTCAGATTGGTAAAGAGCGTTGATACTTAACTTGCTGCCAGTAAGTCGGCTAAATCAGGACGAAGTTCTCTGGCTTTAATTCTTCCTCCTGTAGCTTTTACGATTGCTGCCACATACTTAGCGTCAATGCCGCCACCATGTAACCAACGCCATACAGTTGGCTGCTTAACTCCACACAAAGAGGCGAGTTTTTGCTGGCTTCCTGCAATGGCAACAGCTTTTTGTATTGCTTTGTTAGTCATTGCTTATTCCCTTTCGTATAACACACAACAAATAATAGCAATGAGTATTAATCAAAGCAATAGCAAAACGTGTTTTGACCATTAATACGCAAGCGTATAAATTGAATATTATGAAAAAAGAAACTCTCTCTGACCGTCTCAACAAGGCAATGGAACTGGCTGGTATGTCTCAAGGTGCTCTTGCTAAAGCGTCAGGCGTTGCTCAGCCAACGATCTGGCGTTTGACAAGTGGAAACGCTCGTGGGTCAACAAAGATTGTTGAAATAGCAAACGCGTTAGGTGTTAATTCGGAATGGTTGTCTACCGGAATTGGTCCTATGAAAAAAGATGGAACTACTCCGATAAACGCATCTCCATCTTCAAACACATTTAAAATCGATATCCTAGATCTTGAAGTTAGCGCGGGTCCTGGCGCTATCAATCGAGAATTCGTGGAAATACTCCGCTCGGTTGAGTATTCGCAGGACGATGCCAGACACATGTTCGATGGTAGAAAGGCTGAAAATATCCGCATCATAAATGTGCGCGGAGATAGCATGTCAGGAACTATTGAACCAGGAGATCTGTTGTTTGTAGACGTAAGCATCAAAAACTTCGATGGAGATGGGATATACGCCTTCCTCTATGACGATACTGCACATGTTAAGCGGCTCCAGAAGATGAAAGATAAACTATTGGTCATATCTGATAATAAGAGTTATTCAGCTTGGGACCCAATTGAAAGAGATGAAATGAATAGGGTTTTTGTCTTTGGAAAGGTAATTGGAAGCATGCCGCAGACCTATAGGAAGCACGGTTAGCCAGCCAATGGCCTGATGAGATATTCAGGTGATGATGGACCGAAGGGATGTTTGGGTGATAGTGATTGTGTGAAACAGGTCGCAGAAATGCGGCCTTTTTACAAAAAAATGCAAGCACTCAAGATAGAATATATGCTTGCTTATTAATTTATATACTTGATATTATGCAAGCACATTTCACAACAAAGAGTGCTTGCATAATGTCTGATAAAGAAAGCAAAGAACCAACGGGAAAGTCCAAAGGTGGTGTGGCAAGGGCTAATGCTCTTTCTGCAGAAGAAAGGTCGGCTATTGCAAGAAAAGCCGCAGCAGCTAGGTGGGGTGGCGATGGTGAGGTGGAAATTGCCAAAAGATCTGGCGACATTGTCATTGGAGACTTAAAGATACAATGTGCCGTGCTTGAGGATGGGACGAGGGTTCTGTCAGAGAGAGCTATCACTAAAGCCTTCGGCGGGAAGCGTGGAGGCTCCCACTGGAAGAGAATGAAAGAGAATCCAGATGGCGCCTATCTTCCTGTTTTCTTGTCAGCTAAAAACATTAAGCCATTCATTAATAATGAATTATCAGAAGGCCTATCCCGGCGCCGTCTTTTCAAAATAAATAAAGGAGCGGCGCCAGCTTACGGCATTGAAGCATCTTTGCTCCCAAAGATATGCAATGTTTATTTGAAGATGAGAGATCAGGGTGATGCCCTTCAGTCATCTCAGATACCTATTTCTGTTCAGGCAGACATTATCATGCGCGGTCTTGCAGAGGTTGGTATTGTAGCGCTGGTAGACGAAGCTACTGGGCATATCGATGAAAAGAGACAAGATGAATATCGAATTCTCTTTCAAGAGTTCATCAAAGAGCAGGTCAGAGAATATGAGAAGGAATTTCCGAAGCAGTTCACGGATGGCCTTTATCGACTTTACGGACTTACGCAGAAAAAAGCAGGTCGGCACCCTCAGTTTTTCGGTAAGTTTACGAGGAAGTATATCTACGAACCATTAGCATCAAGTAAAGGCGCCATCCTTGAGATGCTAGATGAAAAAAACCCTGTCGTTTATGCGAATGGCGGTAGAAGATATAAGATGTTTCAGTTCCTAACCGATAGCATCGGAGTTCCGATGTTTAGGGCGCACCTTTGGCAGGTAGTTGGCATCCTTTCAAGCTCAAGAAATAAAGCTGAGTTTGACAGAGCATTCAAAAGAGCCTTTCCATCGCCCGGGACTCAATTTGAGTTGCTAGATGAAGATGAGTAAGCGATCACGCCCGGCCACCGCGCCGGGTTTTCTTTGCCCTACTCTTTCGGCAGCGTCAGAACATCAATAGCCAGTTCTACAGCCAAGTCCACATCCTCTTCCTGCCACAGTACCTGAATCATTTCTATCAAAGCTTCACGCGAAGGTTCGCGCTGCTCTACCAGTACCTGCATCAGCGCTGTACCGAGAACCTCAACCACCTGCGGGTGAAGCTCCGCAAAGAACTCTTCCTCACTTTTCACACTGATTCCTCGCTCGTTTTTTGTTCAGAACAGTATGGCATAGAGGATTTATAAAAATAAATTCATTTTGCTATCAACAACATAATAACAAAAACCACTAATTAATAGCAAAACGTATTGATATGGATAATACTCAATGCTATTGTTTTATCCATCAGCAGGACGCTGGTAGCCAAACGGAAAGGCAACGCTCTTTAACTTCGATGATGCGCTGACAAAGCGCGACAAGATACCAAACGAGATGGGTTTGGCGGTGTGTAGCTCAGCAGGTAGAGCGGATTCGTGGCCCCAGCCGTGGAATCGCGTCACCAGTTCAAGCCTGGTCACACCACCAAAGCCATTTCACATGAGGATTAAATCATGACGGTTATCACCTACGGGAAGTCAACGTTTGCAGGCAATGCTAAAACTCGCCGTCATGAGCGGCGCAGGAAGCTCGCAATGGAGCGCGACACCATCTGCAATATCATCGATTCAATTTTTGGCTGCGATGCTCCTGATGCTTCTCATGAGGTCAAAGCCAAAAGAATTGACCGCGTTACCAAAGCCATTTCGCTTGCCGGAACGCGTCAGAAGGAAGTTGAAGTAACAGCGGTTAAGCGGAACCGCTGTTACTACCGGGACGCTAACCCGCTCGGGAATAAAATCTATGCCGTACAGAAGCAGCGCGGCAAATCAATTCCGGCTTATTACGATTGAGGTGAGTGTATGACATACCAAGAAGCACGCAGAATTGTAGTTGCTGCGCAGAGTGAGGTTGTGAGACTTAATGATCGCCTGTGTAACATGCATCGCCATTGGATTGATAATGGCCTTTGCGATTCAGTAACTTCATTAACTAAGCAGCATGACGCTGCTGTTGCAAAATGGAATGAAGCTAAGTTCGTTATGAACTCACTTTCTTCGCAGAAATAGACCCGCTGCGGCGGGTTTTCTTTTGTCGATAATCCACTTATCTGAGGTGAGATATGGAAGAAGAATTTGAAGAATTCGATGAGCATCCACAGGACGTGATGAACAAATACCAGGAATATCCATATGGCTACGACTATTGATACCAACCAATGGTGTAGTCGCTTTGTGAAATGCAAAGGCTGCAAGCTTGATGCTGAATGCATGGTGAAGCCTGAGGAAATGGCTCTGGTGAGAGAAGATGGAAATATTGTCGATAATGGGCAATTAGAACCACGGCAATGATTGCCAGAGAACTTGGCAAACAGAAAAACAAGGCTGCCTGATGGTGGCCTTTATTTTCTTATTTGAGAGGAATTAATATGTCATCAATCCGCTTAACTACGAGAATGAAAGAGGAAATCGCTCGTAACGCTTTAATTAAGTCTGGGGTTTTCACTGAACTTGAAGAACTAACAAAGTTAAAGAACCAGCTTGCACTTGACGCCAGAGTTATTGCGTTTGGCGGTAAAAAGAAAACTGAGGAAGTGGAACAGTTATCATCCAAGTTAGTAGCTATAAGTGAAGAACTTGAAAAACTGGGATGTTCATTTAACTCATACAATGTTCGTTTTACTTCAATTTATCTGACTGTATCTGGCAGAAGGGTTGGATGGCATTCATATGGGAAAGACGGCAACGGCGAAGATATATTGCTCCCTACTCCGACCAAAGATAAATGCATGTTTGACGCAGAGCACGAAATAACAAAAAGGTTTGATGAAATCTGCGCATTGCAACAAAAACTTGAAGCCAAGAAAAAGGATATCGAATCAAATACATGGGCTGTTTTGAACTCAGTCACAACAGTTAAGCGACTTATTGAAGTTTGGCCTGAAAGCAAAGAGTTACTACCAAAAGAAGCAGATAAAGCAAGTACAGCACTTCCTGCTTTACGGGTAGAAGACTTGAATAAGATGATTGGACTTCCTTCCGAGGCCGCATAGTCGGACTTTATTTTTGGCATAAACAACAGAATAAACACTGCACTGTGTATTCATTCCAGTGAGTGAATACACTGAGCAATATCGCTCGTAACCAAGCGAGGACGACGACTCGTTCTGGTTAATCGAAAAATCATCCCTTGATGTTATTGCCGCTCGCAGTCAGGGCGGCTTTTTTATCGCATATCCACAGCGCTTCATATCGAGGCGTTTTCGCTATGCCAATAAATAAAAATGGAGAATCCCACGATGACATTTGCTATCGCGGGCGGTGCCGTCATGGGTATCGCCCAACTTAATGAATCACTTTTAGAGCGTATAACCAGAAAATTACGGGCCGGATGGAAACGTCTCGGTGAAATTCTTAATCAGCCAGGAGTACCACGCCATGACCATTACGCCTGTTAACGGAACAATTCTTGTTCAGCAAGGAAACAGGGAGTTCAACAAGCTATATGAGAAGTATTTCCGGATACAAAGCAGGGAATGTCTGATGCGTATACATGGGCTGCCGGAATAGCTCTTGGCTGGGATAAGTGGCAGGACGAAGAATGGGGGGCGCGTCATGTTGCATGATTTTGATGATGAAGAATTTATTGCTCTCATTTCTCCTGAAATTGAGGAAGAAGTGGAGCAGCAAATTAACTTAGCCGCAGAACGGCAGAATCCGGTTATTAGCTGGGATGAATTTGCGGGGTATTACTCATGAATCTGGATCAGTTAGATGAACCATTCAATCCTGAAGATATCGAGTGGAGAATACAGCGAAGCGGAAAAACACGCGATGGGATGGTGTGGGCTATGGTGCTTGCTTATGTCACGAACAGAGCAATCATGAAACGCCTAGACGATGTTTGCGGCAAAGCAGGATGGCGCAATGAATACCGCGATATTCCCAACAACGGCGGCGTTGAGTGCGGCATATCAATCAAGATTGATTCCGAATGGGTCACCAAATGGGATGCTGCTGAAAACACGCAGGTAGAAGCCGTCAAAGGTGGTCGTTCCGGTGCAATGAAGCGCGCTGCCGTTCAGTGGGGAATTGGCCGTTATCTGTATAGCCTTGAAGAAGGTTTCGCACAAACATCTCTCGATAAAAAGCAGGGATGGCACAGGGCAAAACTGAAGGATGGAACAGGATTTTACTGGCTCCCTCCATCGCTGCCGGACTGGGCCATGCCAGCATCAGGCAATCAACCATCACCAGAAAATACCAACCAGAAATCACCTTCGGTTGACTGCG